CCGCAGGTTGGCGGGTTCTGGCTGCGTGAGGCCGGGCTGTTTGATGAGGATGGCGTGTGCCTGGCGGTGGCAAGCCTGGCCCCGTCCTACAAACCCCTTTTAGCCGAAGGTTCGGGACGCCTGCAGGCGCTGAATATCTGGATAGCCGTCAGCAGCACCGCGGATATTGAGCTAAAAGCCGATCCGTCAGTTATTCTCGCTACGGTTGATGAAGTCAATAAGGCCAGGGATGAAGCGAAGGACTACACCGATCAGGTAGTCGGTGATCTTGATACCAGCATTCAGCAGGTTATCGCTGACGCCATCACTGCGGCGCGTCGGGACTTCTGGGAAGAGGAAAACCCGCCGGGAACGGTGCGTTTCTTTGCTCAAAATATCGATCCGAACGAGAAATGGCCGTGGTCACAATGGACTTACACTGGCGAGAATAAAACAATCCGCGTCGGCAAGGCCGATGGCTCAAATGTGGGCGTCACCGGTGGTAGCGACACCGTCACCATTCAGAAGGACAATCTACCCGCCGTACAGATTAATGTTAGCGGGGAAACCAGCGAACTAGCCGCGCGTGAGCTGACAGCAAGAGGGGCGGGGAGGCACAGACACCGGGCGGGAATGGTTGCCCCCGGTGATGTATGGGATGGGGATTATGTTGTCGGTTCTGATAACGACAGCCACCGTACCCGTAATTACACTGATTGGGCGGAAGACCATACCCATATTGTTGACGAACCAGCGCACAGGCATACAACGACCGGCAAAACCGACAACCTCGGTAATGGCCAGGCAATTAACGTCGTTGAGGCGCACACCTTGCTGATGTGCTGGGCGCGGGTTGCATAGTATCGAGCATCGTCAAAAATAACGGAGCTGCAGCATGTTCAGAAATGGCGATGTTTGCCGGTTTAGTAAAACCCCTCGATGAGGGGCTTTTGTTTGATTAAATGTTTTGGTATATCAGAATATCTTTAAACGAAGGTTTATTACAGCAAGTATTAGATATATCCAAAGTAAATATCTCTTTAAATCAAATCATAAATTAAAGGTCATCTAAATTTCTCTTAATATAATCTTTGATAACATCAAGTCTTGCATCGAGAAATGTTGCCTCCGATTGTAGCTCATTTCTAACCCGGCAAATGCTCTGTTTTTCTTCCAGGCTTATCGAATCATCGTCAAGTTGTAGATCAAGATTATTTATTTCATTTTTAGCTAATAGAATTTTATTTTGAATACTTTCATGTTCTGAAATTAAATCATCAATGTCTATATGACTGTTTTTGGAGGTTTTTATCTTAGATAACATCGCCGAATAAAATGTATTGGCAGTGGCACCCAGAATAGCTCCACTTATTGCATTTGATATTATTGGAGTTGCCGCTACTGCGGCTGAAGCAGCTAGCTCGATTATTGACGGTTCATCAATCTTCGCATCAAGGGATTTTACTGCATGATGCAGGAACGAATCTATTTGGTGCATTAGAAAAATATCAACATTAGCTTCTCGTTTCATTTCAGTAACTAGCGACTCTATTGGGCCTCTATTCTGGTTGTTTATTTGATAATAAAAATCTTCCTTTTCATCATTGGTGATGTATATTATTTTTTTTATTTCTTTTTCTTTTGCTTCATTAATGATTTGCATCCATATATATAAATCACTATACTGTGCATCATAATTAATGCCATTAAAAGAAAATCTATCATTGCCCTTTTTAGGGGCGTCAGCAAAACCAGGGCCTGTGCGGTATTTATATCTAATCGCTCCAGCGATATTTATTTTATTTATGGCATCTTGATTAGGCTCACTACCTATGCGCCCCTCTGTTAACTCATCAATTCTATCTCGAAGGTCATCATGTGAATTAACAAAATCGATGCTTGACCTGCGTGCCTCCAAATTAGATTCATTAAAATCAGAAAGCGTGTTTTTTAACCGTGTTTTTAAAGTTTCAAGTTCGCTTCGCAAATTTGAATAGCGAGATAATGTATCTGAATTGAGCTCAGTGAACATTTTATCAAGTTTTGTACTGAGGCTCTTGTTAATATCTTTTAAGGAAGTCCGAGCGTTCTGTACTACCGCAAGTCTATTGCGTTGGTACTCCAGGCATACATGGAATGGGATCCATACTTGTTCCTTGAGATTCCCCCAGACTTCGAGGAACTGTCTTCGTGTAGATTCTTCACAGCGATACAGTGATAAAAGTATGTTTGTATCAAAAACGAAAAGTGTGCCAGCATCTTTGTACGCTTCATCAATTTCCTGCTCTGTAGGCCCATAAAACCCACCAAACTTATCTTTCATTCGCGAATTGCCCTGTGTTTATGTTCTAAGTACAACATTCTACATGTTTTAGTTGAAATAACATTAATCCAGATTAAAGCAGCCGATTAAGTGACTTGGTTGTTGCGTTAATAGCTTTGGTGGCACTGGTCTGAAGGTCTGCCAGGGCATCGCTGATGGAGGATGATTGCAGCTTCTCGCGAAAATCTGCATCTGCCCGGCTGAGGCTTAACGTAAATTCAATTTTCTTTGCGCCACCAAACTGATCGAACTCGGTTTTACCTCGTTCCAGCCGCGTCATGACGTACATTCCGTAAATCCGGCCATCACCCTCAATGAGCGGCCAGGGGCGGCCAGAAAATCCGATCGTCTCAAGCGCAGATAGCGACAGATTGCCGCCAGTAATTTCCGGATAGAGTACCCCGGACAGGGTAATATTATCCTCGCCCGGCCCGATGTACTGCCACCTGGCAGACTGATTAACCCGGTCGTTTTTAACATGCCGCCATTCTTGCGCGTGCTGGAGCTGCTGATAAGGAGCCGTGCGCAGCGTAAAAACAAACATCCCGAAAACCATCATCATGCTGATTACCTCTAATCTCTGTCGCGGAACGAGCCACGGTTACTTCTGTTGGTGCTGGCCATTGCATCGCGAACGGCATTCCTGACCATTCTTTCCAGATCCCGCGCCGAGTGCTGGCCGACTTCGTTAAAGACCAGGTTAAACACTGGCGCACCACTTGTCGGGGCGGAAACGGGCGCTGACAGCGGGCCTTGCGTCGCCGTTGGCACCGAGAGAATGCCGCCTGCCGCCGGAGCTGCAACGCGTGGTACTGCCTGCGGTGAGATCCGCGCCTCTTGATAGGCTCCGCGCAATGCCAGCGCACGAGGCAGGTTTTTGAAAATAATGTCGCCAGGGCCAATCTTTTTGCGCGCTTCTTTCGTGTTGTCGGCGGTTGCCTTCGTGTTATCCGCAATGCTATTCAGGCGGCGTAACGTGCCGGTGTTACCGGACAGCGGCGAAGGCGCGGGCGGCGCGCCTGCGGTAACGGGGGAATCTGATTTTTTAGGTGACCAGTCCCACGCCTTTTGAACCATTTTCTTTTGCTTCGGATCCCACTCCCACGACGTCGGTTTTTTGGGTTTGAGGTTGTTGGCCTTAGCCCGTGCCGCGTCAATTCCGGAAGGGATTAGCCCCAGCTTTTCAAGCAACAAGCTGACTCCTTCGGTCAGCAAGCGGAGAGGGGTGAAAAGCAGATTCAGGGCGGTACCCAGCACCTCGCCAAATGTTTTCCCGGCACTGGCGCACTTATCCAGCGCATCGTGGGAAAAATCAATCGGTGTAAATAGCTGGCTGAACCAGCCCCAGACTTTCGCCACTCCGGCGCTGATGGCGTCAAACAGCGGTACCAGGAAAGAAAACGACTGAATCAGCGGGGAAAGCCCATGGCTGATGCCGGTAAACAGCCCGGAGAAAAACGCCTTAATCGGCTCCCAGTATCGCCAGATGAGCAGACCGGCGGTAATGAACGCCGCCAGAATCAGGCCGGGGATCCCCAGCAGAGAAGCAAGGATGACCCTTAAGCCCGAGAACGCCATGCCGAGCGTCGAGATGCCGCCGGTCGCGGTGATTGATGAGATGCCGATCATACTGAGCATCAGGCGGAGTTTTGCCAGTGGGCCAAGGATGAAGCTGGCGCCAATGCTGGCAATACCCACCGCCCCGGCAAAGACAGTCAGCGCCCCGCCAACAAGGATCAGCGTCTGCGTCAGCCGCGGGTTTTCTTTCACCCATTCACTGGCTGACGTGATTAAGTCACTTAACCCCTGAGTCAGTTTACGTAATGGCCCGTCGGTGGTTTCTTCCACCTGGATGCGGAAGCCTTCCCATGCACTATCCAGATTTTTCAGATCGCCGCTGAGGTTGTCGGCCATCACTTTTGCCGCTTTCTGCGCCTCACCCTGTGATCCGCGTAAATCTGTAAGCAGCTTTTGCAGCTCACCGCTACCCGCAGATCTCACCAGTGCCTGGAATGATTTAGCCGCTTCCTCCCCGGCGATATCTTTGAAGAAGGACAGCTGATCGGTGGCGCCGTACTTCGAGACGGATTTATAGATATCCGAGAGGATAGCTTCTGCCGGTCGCATTTTGCCGGTAGCGTCAGCCACGGTAACACCAAGTTGTTTCAGCGCGGCCTGTGCTTTGGTGGTGGGTGCTGCGAGTCGGGAGAACGTCGTTTGCAGGCCTGTCCCTGCGATACTGCCTCGCAGCCCCACGTTCGCCATTACGCCGATCATGGCGGTGGTGCGTTCAACATCAACACCCAGACCAGCCATGCCGGTACCCGCGTATTTCATCGCTTCGCCGATATTGGTTAAATCGGTGTTGGTGCGGGTAAACGCAGCGGTCAGCACGTCACTGACGCGATCCATTTCTTTTGGATCGAGGCGGAATTGCGACAGGATGTTAGAGCTGATATCGGCACTTTCGCCAAGATCCATGCCACCGGCCAGCGCCATGTTAAGCACACCGGGCAAGGCCGCCTGAATAGCTTCAGGGGTGAAGCCAGCCATTGCGAGGAATGCCTGACCGCTCGCAGCGTCACGGGTAGTAAAGGCCGTTTCGGCGCCGAGCTTTTTTGCCTGCGCGCGCAGGTCGGCGAGTTGGGATGAGTTTTTGTTGAGGCGGGTTAACGCCTGTACGCGCGACATTTCCTCATCAAAACCTACCGCAGGTGCCAGGAACGACCCCGCCGCATAACCTGTAGCCGCTGCGCCAAGTGTCATCCCCATGCCTGCGCCACGGAGTTTCCCTGCGGTTTCTTTGGCGCGCTCATAGCTTGCCTGGGCGCGTGTCGTGGCCGCCAGCTGGCGGCGTTCGCGCTCCAGTGTCTGGTTATATTGCTCTGTGCGCCGGATTGCGCTCTGAATTGCACCGCTGCCGGATGAGAGGTTAACGCCGTGCTGGCGCACCGCCTGCGCCGCCGTGCGCAGCTGTGTGGTTTGTTTGTTATAGGTATCCGTCAGCCGCGAGAGCTTGCCGCGCAGCGATTCAAGACGAGCCGCCTGGGCTTCGGTAAGCTGGCCGCCTTCGCGCTGTTTCTGGTTGAGGCCGTCAAAGGCCCGTTGGGTAGTTTTTAGTTTCTGCGCCGTTTCATTGGCCTGCGAGCGTAGCTTGTCGAATGCCGCTGCGCTTTTCTCCAGATCCTTGATCGACGATTGCGTTTTCTTGAGGGAGTCAGAAAGGCCGCCAATAGCTTTACTGGCGGCGTTGACCGGACGGGTGAGTTTATCAATGGCGCTGAACGCAACGCGAATACTAAGATCCATCGTCGTCATCCTCCTTGTCATGGTTGCCGCTTCTGATAGCCGCCCGTTCGCGCCAGGCTATCAGCTCGCGCAGCTCCATGCCGTACATCTCGGAGGGCGGCCAGTGAAAAATAACAGCGATATCGGCGATCAGGTCGTCGATATCGGAGATAACCGCTTCTCTTACTTGCTCGCCGTCGCCGCTTCGGTGGCTGCGGACGGCTCCGCTTTCGTCAAAAAAGGCGTGATCTCTTCACACAGCGCAGTAAAGTCTCCGGTCGCCATCGTGGCAATCTCGACAGCTGTCAGTTGCGGGCTGGTTGTGCGCGTCAGCAGCGCGGAAACGGCGTCATAGTCGAAGTTGAGCACATCAACCAGTTTCAGGCCGCGCAACGAGCCAGCCTGCTTAATAGTGTCGGTGATAACGATGGTGTCGATTTCCTGATCACCGCGTTTGATCGGCTTGCTTAAAGTAACAGACATTGATAATTCTCCGGGCGGCCGGTCTGGCCGCCATTGATAGTGGTTAAAAAGTTACTGGCCGAGGCCCAGCGCGGAGGCAATGCGATCCGGATAGAGGCTCTTACCGTTGCGTTTGTAGATGAAGTTCAGCAGGTCGATTTCCAGCAGGGGCTTATCGTCTACTGACTCTTTGTAATAGGTGTTTTTGATCGCATAGGTGTGGTTTGTGTCATCCCCCTGTTTTGCTTCACCCTGATCAATTTCAGTGATGCGGCCGCGCATTTCGACTTCCAGCAGCGAGCTGGTACCGCCGCTATAAATCTCACCCACAAAGCGCAGGCGCAATTCGTCAATATCGCCGCCCCATTTCAGGATCAGCGATTCGACTACACCGCCGACAATCATTGATGCATCCAGCGCCCCAGCTTCCAGGCCGAGATCGACACCCGCCGCGCCAAGCATGCCACCGCCCTGATAGTCTTCCGTTTTCCGGGTGAGTTTCGGGAGCGTGACGCTAGGTACTTTCCCGATATAGTTTTCCCCGTCAACAAAGAGGGTAAACAGCCGCAGTTTTTTAGGAATAGCCATTTACGCACCTCCCAGCGATGCAAAAGCCGGTTCGTAATACTGATCGGTGAAGGTCTGGATCAGCGTTAAATCTTCCAGCGGCGGTACCGGGCTGTAGTTGTAGCGTACGACAGCCTTACCCTGACGCAGGCCAGTGGTCGGGTTATCGACGATATCAAACCAGCACGCCGCACCAATCAGCTTGCCCGCAGTGACAAGGGCCTGAAGTTTGGCATTAATACCACTCACCACGTCTTTCACGTTCGCCGGGGTGAGTGGACTGTCAACAGTGGTAAATTGCGCCTCGACGATACTGTCCGCCAGGATCTGGGCGGTACGGGTGTACACCTCGAAAATGTATTCTTCAGTGTCCGTGGTGCGGTTGCCCCAGAAGCGGAAACCGTCACGCTTAATCAGCGTGGTGATTTCGTTGGCGTTCAGCTCGTTGGCGTCGGAGTCTTCCGCCTGTAGTGCCCAGAATACGTCTTTGGTAATCCCCAGCACGTTTTTAACCGCCACGTTAGATAGCGATTTATGCCAACCCTGCTCGTTATCGATCAGTGCTCGCAGCCCTAATGCATAAGCCACGGCAGGAAATTCTTCATTGGCGCCGGTCAGTGAGTTGTAGGCGATGAAGTTCGGCCAGATCAGCATGCCTTCGCGCTCTGCAAATTGTTCACGATAAGCTTTCGCTTCGGTGATCGTTTCGCAGCCATCGCAATAGCTGTAAGAGAACGCCCGCAACTGTTTTGCAATCACGCGTAACTGCGCGGTGACCTCCTGCGTGTCATACATTGGTACGCCGAGGATGCGCGGGCGATAACCAGTTTTTTGCTCTGCTGTCAGCAAGGCAAACATGCCGGTATAGCTGCCGTCTGCCTTCGTTCCACCAATAATGAGCTGCGACTGTGTCAGTGCGCCTTCCTCGGTCTTAGCTTCAGCGACACGAACGACGATCACGCGGGTGCTGACCTGGTCGGAAATAGCCTTGAGCGATTTGTACAGGGAGCCGGTTTTGCCAGCCTTACCCAGCACGCTGATTACTCGCGTAATCAGTATCGGTGTATCAAGTGGAAAAGTTTCGGGATCGGCATCCTCAGCAACCGCCACCAGGCCAATAACCGTTGAATCAACATCGTTGATTACGGTCTGTAGGTCGGTGTTTTCTTTGGTGCGCGCCCCGTGGAAAAAGTTGTCGGTCATACTCTACCGCCATCATGTTTAGTGAGTTCGGGGTGATAATCCATGAAATACATAGCGTCGTCTCGCGGCGATGGTTGTGGGCGTTCCGTGACAACAAAAAGCCGTCGCATGCCTCGCGCGCGCATGGAACTATCAGCGGCGGAGGGCAATCATGGCGCTGAACACAGACACAATCGACAATGCAAAAAGCCTGCTGAATGCGGGCGCTCAGGACTTCAAAAAATACCAGGATGAGTTGTCGCGCATCCCGGCGTTTAATGTCCTGATTGGCAGTAAGGCGTTGACCGTGCTGGATGAGAAAGTGATTTCTCTGGAGCTGACGGATAACCGGGGATTTAACGCCGACGAGCTGACGATCACCGTTGATGACAGCCAGGGCGATATTGAGCTGCCACCACGTGGCGCCGAGCTGTCGTTATCGCTCGGCTGGCAGGGGGAGCCACTAATCTACAAGGGGATTTATATTGTCGATGAGGTAGCGCATTCAGGGCCGCCAGACCGCATCGAGATAACCGCCCGTAGCGCTGATTTTCGTGATGAATTCAATATCAAGCGCGAGGTGTCGTGGCATGACGTGACGGTAGAGCGAATCGTGTCGGCTATCGCTCACCGTTACAAGTTGACGCCGGTCATTTCTGAGCAACTGATGAACGCCGAAATAGATCATGCCGACCAGACACAGGAGAGCGATATGTCATTCCTGACGCGCATGGCGGATATTCTCGGTGCCATCGCCACGGTGAAAAATGGTTGCCTGTTGTTCATTTTGCCGGGTGGCGGCGTTAGTGCGAACGGCAAAGCGCTGCCGGAGTTCGCCATTACGCGCGGTAGTGCAGATCGTCATTCGTTCCGTATTGCAGACCGCGACGCTTACACCGGTGTGCAGGCTTACTGGCTGGATCTGAACTTCGGCAAAAAGAAAAAAGTCACGGTGAAGAAACGCAAGAAAACCACTGAGAACAAGCCGCGCAGCAGCAGCCGGGAGGGGGATTATATCGCCGGGGAAGATGGTAATATTTTTGTGCTCCGCACAACATACAGCAGCGAAATGGCGGCACAGCGCGCGGCCGCCGCAAAGTGGCAGCAGCTTCAGCGCGGTGCAGCTGAATTTTCGTTAACCCTGGCTTATGGCCGCGCGGATCTTTATCCGGAAATGCACGGAACGGTAACGGGATTTAAAGATGCGATAGACAAGCAGGACTGGATAATCGCGAAGGTGGGGCATACGGTAGATGACAGTGGATTCAAAACCCGTCTGGAGCTTGAGGCGAGAATACCTGAATGGATTGCAGAAAGTGAGAGTTAACGGCCATAATATGAGCGAGTTCAACTCCCGCCCCGGGAGGCCATCATGTTTAAGTGTCCTGTTTGTGGTGCCGTTGCAAAAACGCGCACTAGTCGCTCGTTAAGCAATACCACGGTTCGGCATTATCACCAGTGCCAGAATTTTGAATGTAGTATCACTTTCACCACGCTAAACAGCGTTGAAAAACTGGTAACAAAGCGCGCGCCGCGCGAGAAGCTGCCGCCGGGCTTTATCCCCTCTGATGCGTTTCCTGCCTCACACTACGGTAGCGATCAACTAACCCTCCCAGTTTAAAATAGCCCCCGCAAACGCGGGGTTTCTTTCTTGTCAATGAAGAATTATCCGATAAAATAAAAATGTTTTGTAACAAATGACAATTAATAAGTAACGATGGGGATGATTGCTATGGCTTTGGTTAGCTGCCCGGAATGCCGGAAAGAAGTGAGCGATTCTGCATTGAGGTGTCCATCCTGCGGTAAACAATTAAGGAAGCCGCGTCGCTCAATTTTTGGGGTACTAATAAAATGGATCTTCATTTTATTTAACATCTTCATGATCTACGTCCTTTTTAAAGGGCTAGGCGGAACTGGTGAAGTTATAAGCCATGCTACATCTGAAGCGGAAAGGGCAGGAGCCGCTTTAGGCGCGGGTTTGGGAATGATGGCCATTGGTACTATTTGGGTCATCGGCGACATAGTCATTGGAATACTGGTGTTTCTTACTAGACCAAAAGGATGACCTCATGAAGAAAAGTTTTATTTTCATTACGACATTTTTAGCCGCTTCCGTTTCTTTGGCTACTCATGCGCAAGAGGAGTCAAGGGACTTTAAAGGGGTTCTTCAGTGCCGGACGATTGAGGATAGCTCACTGCGTCTTTCTTGTTACGATAATTCAATTCCTCCTTCGCGAACGAAAAGCGCTGAAAAATTTGAAAGTAGAGAGCAATGCCCCGATGAAAAAACGGATGAGAGACGTCTGACCTGCTATGACAGATTTTTCTCGCCAACTTTCAAACCGGTGAGTTCAGCCAAAAATGCACCTTTAGGCACTGAAGTTGCTAAAAACGAGGCAATAAGTAAAGAAAAGGTCCTTGAATGCCGCTCAGAATTAAATGGTACCAAACGATTAGCATGTTATGACAAGCTTTTTCCGCAGGATACAGCAGAAGAGGATGTGCCTGCCGTAGCAGAAGCGACTCCGAACCCCGGAAAATGGCTGACCCATATAACAACATCTCCGGTTGATGATTCAAAAAATGTGGTTTTAATGTTACCTAGCAATGATTCCATCAGAACCCCATTTGGCGAGACAGTCACACCAACGATTTTTGTGGCCTGTCGTGAAAAGAAAACTGAAGTTTTTATTAATTGGGATGTGTACTTAGGACTAGAGGAAACAAGTATGCTTTACCGGCTTGATAAGCAGAAAGCCGTGGAAAGAAGCTGGTCGATTTCTACCGACACCAAAGCGGTCTTTTATAGTGGCAGAGATATAGATTTTGTTAAGGCTCTAGCTAAATCTGAAAAGATGTTTGCAAGGATAACTCCCTACAACGAAAGCCCTGTATCGGTCACATTTGAGTTAACTGGGTTGAACAATGCATTAAAGCCGCTGCAGCAGGCTTGTGGCTGGAAATAG